GGCAATGCGGTCGACCACGGGTCTCCCGCCGATCCCGCCGCATTGAGCGCGTTGCCGGTCGACCCAGCCGTAAGGTGTCCCGACAAGACCTCGTCCCAGACCGCGTCCGCAATATCCGTCGACGTCGGCGGAGCCGTTGCCAGGCTGTAACCTGTCTTGTCGTTGTTGGTGCCGACTGTGACCGCGCCACTGCTCAACGTGATGGCGCTGGATGCCAACCGGCTCGAGATGGTGGCGTTGATGTTGTCCCCGATGATCTTGCCAGCGGTTCCTGCACCGTATGCACCGGGCAGAGCAGTAGACCATGGATCTCCAGCGGACCCCGCCGCGTTAAGAGCGTTGCCCGTCGATCCAGCCGTCAGGTGGCCTGAGAGCACCTCGTCCCAGACGGCGTCCGCGATATCTGCCGAGGTCGGCGGTGCCGTTGCCAGGCTGTACCCGGTTTTGTCCGACACCGTACCGGCGGTCACAGCGCCGCCGGCGGTGCTGAGTTGCGCCGTGCCGGTGCCACTGGTGATGATCGCCCCGGCCGATCCGCTCGCAACATTGGGCAATGCGGTCAATCCCAGGCGCACCGAATCGTAAATATCCACATCCACAATTTCGAGTTCGGCCACAACCGGAGCCATGTTGGTCGCTCCGCGCAGGTAGATCGTGAGCATCCCTTCCGCTGCCACCATCGTGTCCGACAGGTCCAGCCGATACAGGCCCGGCATATTGGTCCCGTCGATCGCGACAAAACCGCCATCCGAATGCGCCCCGCCAACTGTCTGCGTGGCAAGCGTCAACTGGGTGGACGAGCCGGTGGCACCCTTGCGGTAATAACAGGTCAGACCCGATGTGCTGTGCGTCAATCCGGTCAGGCCAGTACCCGTCGTCGAAGACGAATCAAGGACAAATATATCTATTGTCTGGTCGGTCAGCCCGGCCTTTATCCAGCGCTTGCTCATCCTCTAATCCCTCCCGTCATACCCGGATGCACGATCAACCCGCCGCCACCCGGAGACGGCAACGTGCCTACCTCGACCGGCCCAATGCTCGGCGGATTGGCAAACGTCTGTCCGTAGAAATCAATTGTCGGAGCCGCGCCGCTATCGGTGGTTCCCGCACCATCCAACACCCCATTGTCCACCGGGAAAAATGGAATCGTCGTCTTGATCTGCTGGCTGTAATTCCAACCATAATCGGTTCCCGGCGCGCCGCTTTTACTGTTCGCCCCAGTCGAAACATTGCTCCGTGGTGATGCCGCTAGGACGAATCGATTGTAGTTTTCGGTGAATTGACCGGTTGCCTGTGCCGATATGCAAGTCGATATGCAACTGAATATATTGTTGATGGCCTTACCCGGATTGGTTGTCTGTGTCCCGTAATCGACGAAAATGCCCTGCTGGCTGATGAATAAATTGTTATAAAACACCAATCCAGTGCCCCGCGGTTGCACCGACCCTGCGGTTCGGGACTGATAATAAACATAGTTTGTCTGGTTAATGAACACGCAACTTTTTATTGTGAGGTTGGTGTCGTAAGCCGAGCCAGTACTGGACCCTGCCAAAAATACACGGATCGTCCATTCATTTGTCCGAAACACGCAACGGTCGAACGTCAGTTCCAACGGTTCGCCGAAAGTGTTGTCACAACGGACGCATTGGCCACGGCTCTCGAAACTACATCTGATAAATTTGCAAAATTGCGAATATCCATATTGCAAACAGGCGTCACCATTGCCCGTATTGTCACCGACAAAATTGATATCGCTGAACGTCAGGTTGTCCTTAGCGTTGGTGATCAGAGCCGGGTTGGTCGGATTGGTCTCATCGTTGGTCGTAAATGCGGTCAAAATAATTGGCCCAGACGAGACTCCTGTAAATTGGCTGACCGTTGGATCTCCCTTGATGAAGGTCTCGACAGTCGGGTTGGTAAGATTGCAGGTTACCTGCTCGCGATATCGTCCCGGTGCGATCCAGACCGTGTCACCGCTGGCGATCCCAGCGGAGCCGAGTGCCTTGGCAATAGTTGCCCACGCACCGCCCGTCCCGGAACTTGTGCCAGCATTCGAGTTGCTGCCATCAGGCCGAACGTAATAGGTTGCCATTATTCAGCGGTCCCCGCGGCAATCTGCTGAGCCATGATTACTGCAAACTGGCTCACGATGCTGAATTGGAAATCTTCGTTTTGCGTAACCCACCAGACGTTGATCGACGTACCGCCGGGTCCGAACGTCCCCAGCACGTTGCCAGCGTCGTCCTCGATGTCGCCGAACACCAGCCAGTCCGTGGATGGTGCAGGTTGTTTCTCGATGCGGTAATTCATCAGATTCATTTGTCGATCCCCGATATTTTAGCCACCGCATTGAGTGGCAGGTTGCGGTCGGCTCTGGTGAAAAACCCGATCATCGCCGACAGGAGTGCCGGGATGATCGCATTGAGCGAATGCGTCAATCCGGCCTCAAGCCTGGCAAGCACCTCGTCGATCCCAGCACCTTCGGGCAATGGCGTGGCGAACACCTGCGCGAACGCCGGGTAACCCGAGATCGCCAGCGCCGTGGCCGCCACGCTGATCAGCCGTTTGATGCTGAGATTCGACATTAGATTGTCACCTTGATGACACCGGCCTTGCCGTCGAGCACGCCTGTGCCGAACAACGCCTCCGGTCCAAACACGATGTTGGACAACTCGACGCCGAGCAGGTCTTTTTGCCTGATGAACTGATCGACGTCGGAATCGAACACCCAGTTTTCGGCACCGGTCGATGTCAGGATTTGGCCGAACAACCATCGCCCGTCCGGGCTGAGCGTGGTCGGCGTGAACATCCGAGCGTCTGGATTGGCCGTGCGTGGATCGGCATACGACATCACGCCGGTCATCGATTTGATCCACGCCGCCCGAATGCCCCTGTTCCTCGGCTCGCTGAACATCAGACCGAATACGTTGTCATTGACCACCCGGCTCGTGACCGGATCGCGGAACGGAGCCGGGCAGGTCACGCTCGAAATCTGCCGGACGAATTCGCCATTGGCCTGACCGACAAACGTGCCGGTCAACACCTGCGTCAATTTGCCCTCGGCATTCCAGACACCGGTGTCACGGCCACCCGTCTTGACCGCCGGACCCATGATCACGTCCTCTGCGAAATTGGGCGCGATGTTGTTGTAGCCCGACGGCACCTGCAACTGGCTCCCGGTGCCGGCAGAGGCATCCAGCAGGTACGCCAAAAAGGCTTTGCGTGGTATCTGCCCGGTGACGAGCCATCGGTCGCCGACCGGCGCAACCGCACGAACCGTACCCCAGTCGGGCGTCTTGACCGGTTGTAATCCCGATTGGCTCACAATCGAGATCGTGCCGTCGACGGACGCGACAACGGAGGAATCGTCGATCGCGAACGACAGGGTGTTCTGCCCTGTGAACGCGATGCTCGTTTCAAACAATAGCGATGCTGTTGGCATGGTTTGCTCCTAACGCGATTTCTCGCGTTTCATTTCACGCTCGATCTCGCCGAGCCTGTCCTTAAGGTCATTGATCTGGCTTTGGATGTGCTTTTCGAACGTCGAGACGCGATCCGAAAAGGCGGTGATTTTTTCGCTGAGTACCGCCACCTTGGTCGAAAGTTCAGCCGTCAATTTCTCCGACTGCACCTTCTGCTCATGGGCAATGTTGCGATTGGAAATCCAGATGGCCGCGATCACCGAGGCGATCGTCGCAACCGGTCCAATCCATGACCAATCAGCCATCAGCCTGTCCTCTCCACAAGGCCCACCTTCTGGATCAGCAGCTCGGTTTGCCCCTGATCCGTCCCGATCACATCGTATATACGATCATCCCGGCCGGTGAATGTGATCCGATCGTTTGCCTGGATATCGGTCGAGGCGTGCACCAGCATTTCCCAGACCGCGGTCGGACGCACCGCTTGGTCGATGATCTGCTCTGCGTCGCTCTTGTTGATGAGTCGCGCATCAATGGTGGCCACCTTGCGCCATGTCGTTGTCTGGCCGCCCATCCCATCGACCAGGATGCTCGATCGATGGATCTCCACGCGATCCTGGCAGAGACGCCGGACGAACGACGCGGACAGGCGCTCGCGCAATGCCGGAGCCATCAGAGGATCACCAGAGGCCGGAACTTCTCGGCCTGCTCGAGGCAATGGGTGCGGAGCTGCGACAACTTGACGTCCGCGGATCCGTCCTTCGAATCGATCTCCCCGACCACCCGGGAGGCCTTGATCAGCCAAACCTGCCGGGCGGCGCTGCGGACATCGTAGCGCTCGACGTTGGCGGGACCGGCATCGACCCAGAGCAGTGTCGGATCGGAGGTCCCGTCGCTGGTGTTCCAGCCTTGGTACTGGGCGTAAGGTGCGGTAGGCCAGTCGATCTCCGTGGCACCGCTGGTACCGGCCCTGCGGGCCTCGTACACGCGCCCGTTGGGCGTGGTGGGTACTATCCGGTCTCCGACCGCGAAGGCCGTGCTGGCGGCCCAGCTTGAGAACCGGTCGAACTGGTCCACCACCGTCCCGAGGTCGGTGGTCGAGACCTCGGGATATGAGGTCGCGTCGCACCAAAGCGAGACCCTGGCGATCGCGTCTGCTCGGGATAGTGCCATGTCTCGATTATCCCACAAAGGAAAAGCCCCCCGGTGCGTCCACCGGGAGGCTTGGTCGATACCGGACGGATCCGGATTAGGTGGCCGCGAATGCTCCTACGATGAGCGAACCCGGGACGCGGGCCGATGCGGTCGCAGACACGTTGCCGAGGTCGAAGGCATTGAAGCCATATCGAGCGGTGGCCTTGAACGCCAGGTTGTCGGTGTCGAAATACCGCTGATCGGAAACCTCGACCGTTACGCCGCGCCGATCGCCGAACACCGTACCCACCGAGAGGTCGCCCAGGATGACCGCAGGGGATGATGCGGTGTTGGTTGTGGGCATATTCTGCACGAAGACCACCGGGTAGCCGTACAGGGTCGGGTTGGGACCATAGGCTTCCTGAATGGACGAAATGTTGTTTCCACCCAGCGCATCGAGGCGAGTCCCGATGTTGTTGTAGAAGAACTGCTTGTGCATATACCACTTAGGATTGGCCGCGTAGGTCGGAAGCTTCTGGACCATCGTGCGGATGTTGGCCAACGTAGGCTGACCAGCCACGGACCCTGCGTCGAACACAACCAGGCTGGCGATGTTGGCCTTGGTGGCGTTGAGGTTGTAGACCGCATATCCGATCCCGTCGATACCGGAGGTGGCATCGACCGCGGTGTTGAACACAACGCGATCCTCTTCCTTCGCCATGCCGAACGCCATGTCGCGAGCGAGCGTCGCGCCGAAGTCGATGATCGAGTCCTCGGCCAGTTCCTTCGAGACTTGGGTAAGGATCGCGATCTTCTTCGCCACGAGCTGCACTTGAGCGAAGGTAAGGTCGGATGCGGTGATGGCGGCGTTTTCACCCGGGTAGTAGACCGTGGTCGATCCCGATGCGTTGGGGATATTGAGGATATCCGCAGACATGGGATAGACCTTGCAGTTCTGCCGGGCGATGCCGAACTGCTCACGCAGGTAGATCAAATCGCTGGAGAGCGGATCGGGAACGGTAAACCCACCAGCGGTGGTCGTGCCTTCGGTCTGCACCTTGATGTTGTTCTTGACCCAGTCCTTGGCGCTGGTCACGCCAAGAGTGGCACGGAGCCACTGGCCAAAAGCGTAGGCCTTGTAGTTGGCCTCGTCGCGCGTGCCGCTGAAAGGATTCTTGCCCACACCGCCGGCCTTCCACGGCTCGTCGATCTGCGCGGGCTTGGGTGCAACCGGAGCCATCTCGCCGAGCGCCTTGACGGCCTCGATGCGGGCGGCGATTTGCTCGGCCTCGGCCATCAGGCCCTTGACCTGGGCGAGATCCGATTCCGGATTGTTCGCGAGTTCGCGGGCGGTCGCAAGGACCGTGTTCCGCTTCTCGGTAAGTTGTTCTGCTGTCATTGTCGTCCTAACTCCATGAGAAGGCCGAGGCGCTCGAGGATGGAGTCGCGCTCGGTGTCGTCCACCGTCTTGACGGCGGCAGGTTCGTCGATGAATTCGGACCCGTCTCCCCGGCCTGCGTCCCGCAGGGTGTCCCAGATCTCCGGTGCCAGCCGCTTGGCATCCGATCGGCTAAGGCCGATTGCATCCCGCAACCGGCGCTCGGTGGCGCGAAGGGTGTCCGGAGACACCTTCCGCAGCGATTTGACATCCAGCTCCAGACCCTCGGCGATCGTGCCGAGCCGTCCGGCGAACGTGTCGAGGAGAGCCACCACAAAGGCCAGACGGTCTCCCTCGATCTCGGAGACGGCCTCGACCCCGGCGCAGAGCGCCTCGTAATGCGCCTCGATGGCCTCATGCAGCATCTCGAACTTCATGTCCGCGTAGGCTTCGCCGGCGAAATCCTCCGGCGTCTGGTCGGGAGCGGGCAAGGGGATGATCTCTTCCTCTTCGACCATCTCGCCCATCGCGAAGTAATCCTCGATAGATTTCACACTGTTGCGCCACTCCGCCGGAGTGGGCGTGATGGAAGCTTCGGCAATCGGCCACCGCGTGATCTCGGCCACCGTCCCCATGCTCTTGCGCTCGACCAGATGCCCGGCCGCACCCGACGAAAAACCCATCTTGCCCTCTTTGGCCAGCCTGGCGATCATCTTGCCGTACTCGTCCGCAAGGTCGATCTGGGCCTCGTACCAAAGCCCCTCTTCGTCCATCTTGAGGTACCCGGTGCCGATGCTCTTGCGTCCCACCTTCTCATCCATGCCGTGGTGGTAATAGAGATTCAACGGCACCCGAGATCCACTCTTCACCGGGAACCCGAAGTCCGTTCCCTTGCTGAAGAAGTCGCCCTCGAGGTCCACCTTTTCGGCATCGCCGAAACGGACCAGATAGCCCTTGACGTACCCGAGCCGGTCGCTCTTGACCTCGCCGCCGATGATGGATTGCGTTTCCATATTGCGATTATCCCACCAGATCCTTTATCGGTCGGATCCGAGTGGTCGGACCCCACTTCCCGTCATTCCTCACCTCGACCATGTCGCGCAGCGGGAACCCGTCGAGCATCATCTGGTAGCGCCTCGGCCCGAGGATGCCGATCAACTCGGCCCGGTCCAGTCCGCGCATGATGGTCTCCGGAGTCACCGCGCCGGGACGAAGGTCCGGTATGCTCGGGTCTCCCGTGATCTGCGCCAGGCTCGGAGTCACCGGCACCATGACGCACCGGCAATTGGGGTGCGATGGCATGATCTCCGAGGTCTTTGCCTCGGTGCCGGACAGCGCCAGACAGGCCGTGCAGACCCGTGCATCCTGCGTGGCCACCCGGCGGTAGCCCTGCACCGCGGGCGATCCCTCGTAAATCGCCCGCTGACCTTCCCGCGCAGCTCGGACCATCTCGGTCCTGGCGATGGTCTCGGACCGCCGTGCCGGTAGATCCGCAAGCGTCATCAGATCCTTGGCCACGGCCCGAGGTTTGCGCCCCTGGGCGATACCGCTGGCGAGCGTGTACCGCATCGCGCTCGGGACGTCCTGCGCGATCGAGTCGAAC